ACTGGTTGCCACTTTTCCTGTAGATGTTCTGTGTTGAACATTTTGTTTTCTCCTTTAGTGAGTTTTCTAATAATATTTATAAAAATTGATTTTTTGGAACACTATTTTTTCCGCAAAACCAATTAGTCTGCCCGCTTTACATTTTTACTGATTGCTGCCATGTAAGCAGACATTGCACCAGTTGTATCGTATGACTCTGATCCATCAGTTTCAGTGTCTACAGATTCAGCGATAGTGGTTGCCTTAGGAAAATAACTTTCCTTAAGCGTGTCTAGTTTTTCTTTGAAGGACTCTTCATTGTTAAACTCTACATCTTCTGCAAGAGACTTGAACTTCTCAACTTCCGTATCGGCAAGGTCAGAAGCAACCTCTGCAAAAACACTTTCACGAACCAGAACGTCATGTGACTTTTTAAGGTCAGCAGTCTTTTCGATTTGTTCGTTCAGTTTTGCTTCAAGTTCATCAATCTTTTCAGACTGAGTTCCAAGAATATCGTACTTCTCATCTGGAACATCAATGTAATGTTCTGTGAAAAGGTTCTTCAATCCTGTGATGAAATCTTCAGCAATCTCGCCTTTGAGACCTCTCTCAACAGCGATTTCGTTTTCTTTCATCCACTCTTCTACAACATAGTTCATGTAAGAATCAACTTTTTCAGTCAACTCATCACGCACTCTGTTTACTTCTTCAGCGACTTCTTGAGTTTTTGCTTCCTCAATTCTTTCGACTTCAGAACGAAGTTTAGATTTTACAGCAGCTTCAAAAATAGTAGCAGCCTTGTCTTTGAATTCTTCAGAAAGTTCCTCACCCTGTGTAAGAGCAGTAACATCTTCAGAAACATCTACAGAAGAAAGTCTATCTTCAAGAGTAGACTCGTCTACTTCTTTCTTCTCAACTTCTTCTTCTTTTGGTTTCATCATTGAACCATACGCAGCTTTCAATTCAGTCGCTTTCATCATTTCCATTTTGTTCATCATGGCAGCGATCATATCTGCTTTCTTCATTGCGCCTTCTTCTAGTTCCTCACCATCATGGTCGATTTCTGTTCCAGCGGCAAGGGGTTCTTTAACCTTAGTAGCAGTAGCGTCACCGCCCATATCTCCTTTAGAGCCTTTTTGTTGTGCGTCACCTGATACCTTCTTTGCTTTCGCAGCATTGTTGTGCGAACCACTTTTGGCATCAAGAGAACCTTCACCGGCACCTCCAAGATCTTGGACTTCACCCTCTGCTTTTTCCATTGAGTCTGCTTTGGCGGCACCCTTTGTCGGGGCGTCTTGTGCTGCTTCATCTAGTTCTGCTTGCACTTCCGCTTCTAGTTCCTCAATTGTCTTGTCTAGTTCTGACATTGGGATTTTCTCCTTGAGTTTGTTATTAACATATTTATAATGATTAAAGTTTTGACAAGAATTTTGCAAAGGCAAGTGCGGAAACACTCTCGTTTCGTTGTCTTACCCCTTCATTAATCTCATCTTTGATTTCGGCAACGTCAACTTCTTTCAGTATACCATTATTCCATACCCACTCTTTACCTTCCATAATACCTTCAACGAAGGCCTGAGGTGCAGAAGGGTCTGCAACAATATCTGCCGCAGTGGCAAGATAAAAATCATCTTTCACATAGTTAGCACCACTTTTATTTTCCAGTGAACCCATACCTCTTGAAGAGACACCAAGTTTACCACCGTCTTTAATAAGTGCTTTCGCAATTTCCCCCATTGGAGTTGAGAGCAGTTTCGCCTCACCAATAAAGTTCTTTCCATCCGCTTCCAGTTTTGTGATCATGTGCGATACTCTGTCAAGATTGACAGTAGGGCCCTCAGGATGTCCAAGTTCCCCGAAGGCACGACCTTCAGCAACAAATTCTTTATTATAACGAGTGACTTCTTTAGTAAGTACACCCATTGGGTAGACACGACCATTACGGTTTTTCATGTCTGCCTGCATGAAGATTCCACGAATCTTCATATCCTTTTTACCATCGTCTTTTTCTTCAACGATGTATTCTACGTCTTGTATCTGTTCTGCAATAAGTTTCATATTAGAACCCCGCTGAAACTACTGGTGTAATAAACAGTGATGTTGCACCACGCATTCCAACTCCAGCGTCAGTATGGATAATAACACCGGCATTCGCATTAATTCTGATTGAACCAGTATCACCATCGTCTGCAGCGTTTCTTATTGTAACTGCTTGTTTAGAACCATTATTGAATACATAATGTGCAGTATGACTTTTGCCTCTAGTTGTATTCGTGGCGAGTGCTTCTTCTGCTCCGATTATCTTCATGTTACTTTCCTTAAATTGATAATACCTCTGCCTCAAAATAGTCCATAAGTTTCTTTGGCGGAACTTTGAACCTCTTTGAGACTGAAGTAATAGTTTTGTCAAAAGTATTTAGGAAATCTGAAGGTTTACTCTCCATTTCCTTAAAAATAGCGTCAACGGCATCCTTCATCTTAGGAGATAACTTCTTATACTCCTTAGATGTCTTATGCTCATCCTTTTCTGGTAACTCTTTATAGAGTTCAGAAATCGTCTTACTCACTATCTTCTTCTACCTCTGGTACATGGTGTGTTACAAATGTTTTCGCAACATCCTGTCTTTTTGTTTCTAGTGCATCACCCACTTTTGCTGCGAGAGCATTATTAAAGTGTTGTTCTGCGCCAAGGTTATCACCGTCACCAATCGCATTTACGAAATCTCTTACGTTATCCATTATTTATCTCCTTGTTTTGGATCGTTGTGAGCGAACATTCCGTCATCGCCTGGAGCGCCCATCTCACTACCACTTTCATCTTTAATCTGATTTTCGATTTCTTCAATCTCTTCATCAGACATTCTAAGAACATTCTTTCTGACATACTCTTTAGAGAAGTATGTACCAACATAACTCTCAATCTGTCCAAGCATATCAATTCTATTCTGAAGCAGTTCTGCGTTCTTCAGTTCTGTAAAGTGTCCATCTTGCATAAAGTCGAACTGTAAGTTCTCTTTAATTAGATTCCACTCATCTTCTGCAATAACACCTTTGAGAAGAAGTTGTGTACGAAGCATATCCATGAACAGAGTTGTAAACTTCTTACGAAGTTTCTGTACAAACTTAGTAAACTTCAATTCATCTCTTGTGATGTTATCAGAACGTCCAATACTGAATGAGTTCTCTGCCTCAAGTCTTGAGATAGGAACATTCAATGAACGATATAATTTGTTTTGGAAGTACTTGATATCGTCAATCTCACCAAGGTTTGAACCGCCCGGCAAGGTTGTAATCTCTGTACCTCTTCCACCTTCTCTACGAGGCAACCAGAAATCTTCCAACATAGACATATGATTTCTATCGTCACGAATCTCACCAGTTCGTGCATCATACACCAACTTGTTTCGATAACGATTCATCACATCTTTGAGGTATGCCTCTGCCTTTACTTTCGGCAAGTTACCCACATCAATGTAGAAGATACGTCTTTCAGGCGCACGAGAGATACGATAGATAACCAACGCATCTTCAATCATACGCAACTGATTGACAGGTTTGATTGCTTTTGTTAGATATGAAAGGACTGTACCTTTGTGCATATCAACAAGTCCAGATGGACAATATGTAATAGAGTCAGCAGTAATTCTGATACCCGAAGATGTTCCTACATTCTGTTCCCAACCTTTGTCGTTAAACAAGTAGAAATCCTCAACTGACTTAACAAAGTCAGCACCAGTTTTCGGGTCTTTCTCTTTTCTTTGTTCCCTGACCTTCTTAATCTTACGAGGGTCAATGTAACGTACTTCTTTAATTCCCTTACGAGGTGATTTTGTATCAATAATCTTATGATAATAGATACGTCCATCAACATACCAACGTCTGAATATATCATGTCCTTTTGCATTGAAGTCGAGCAAACGCAAAACCTCATCGAACTCATCTCTGATTTTCGATTTGATTGCTGGGGATTGATCTAATCTGTCGAGGGAAATAGAAACAGATTGTCCTCTTTCGTCAGAGACAACTGCTTCATTTGCGATATCCTCAATAGCACTATCACACTCTGGTTGTTGTGCAATGTCACGATATCGTCTGATTAAGTCTAATTCATTTTTATCACGCCCGTCCATATCAAGGACAGAAGCATAATGTCCACCGCCTGATACTACATCAAGGGTGCCATCGTCAGTAGAGGGAGCAGAGAATCCATCTCTACTCCCACCCTGATTCGCTTTTGTGATTCTGAAACCAAAAAGTTCCGCCATACTAAAGTTCTCCTAATTTTACCTTACTATTTAGTAAGTTTGTAAAACCAGATTAAACACTACTTGCAGAGAATGATGTGTATCTCCATGTCACATCAAAGGTTTCAATTTCACTTACTGTATCCATGTTCAAGTCGATTGGAGCAATTACAGTAGGCCAGCAGGTTTTAAGAACATAAGATTTAAGAATCGTATTATCTCTGTCCAACTGTCTTACAATAATGTCAGAAGTATATTCCAACATATCAGTAACACCAATACTTGTTTCCAAGTCGTTGATACCACTCATCCATCTTTCCATAGCGTTACGGATTGCAAAATC